TTAGCGTATGCTTCCAGGCGTAGTTGTTTTCTGTCATTGATAGGATGATATACTCGTTTCCAAGAACCACCTCCACCATTCCATATAAACAACCAATGCTTTACAGTAGGCTCTATTCCTTGGCTTTTAATGTGCTTTGAATAGTGCGCCAGAACTGTATAAGCTATTTCTTTAGAAATTTTAGGGTCGAAACAATCTTCATGGACGAGACTTTGACCGCTGATGCGATTGTAGTCCCTAACCATAATACTCGTAATTTGATAGTAGCCAAAAGCTTTACCACCGTCGCCAATGACGTTAGGCTTACTATTCGGATACACTTCCCACAAAGGGATTTTTGACACGAATCTGGAGATTGACAGATTTTCATTTGCTTTTAATTGGGGGATTAGGAACGCAAGAAAAGATAATAGTAGTAGATATAATTTCATTCATCTTATTTCTTTTTTTTATTATGGAAGTCAAAAAGAATTTTTACTTTTTCTGAAAGAGACTCGACGTTGTAGTGCATCCGCGCCATTACGATTATTAGCGTAATGATACCAATAAGGACTGGTGTGATGGATGAGATAACATCGAGAACTTCTGTCATTTAATTTGAGATGAGCCAAAGTAGAAACCTACGATGGCTAAAGCGGTTTGTCTGATTTCAGGGAGGATTACGAATCCTTGAACGGTTTCCCATTGGACACTTTTAAATAGCCCTAGAAAGCCTCCAGTCTCTCTGGCAACGCTGACACCCACGTCTGTCCATGCGAACACGAACGGAGCAACTACGATGGCAAAGACAGTGGAGACCACTAGGAATCTACGAACTAATACACCACCATTACGTTTGGCAGCGGCATCAGCCGAGGCATCTGCTGTCTGCTGTGTCGTAATCATGCGCTCAAATTGACGGGCTTGGTTTTCCATCTGTGCGCCAATGAGTTTCATTACAAAACCACTGACACCACCTCCGAGCATTGCTATTAGTTCTGGGGTCATAATTAAATTGCGGTTGTGACTGAGAGTCTCTGTTCAACTAGCTTTCTGTATCCTGCGTCTTCCGCATACTTAGGGTCACGCATAGCTCTGGTTACCTCAGCGGCAGAACCATAAGGCTTTGCGCCTGCATCAGCAGCAGAAGTTCCACCTTTTTCAAGGGAAGGCTCTCCACCACCTAGCGCTTTGTATTGAGCATATAAGCCTTTGACTGCAACATTTGCTTGGCTCGTTGTTCCACTCTCAACAATCGTGTTGAAGGCATCTAGCTCATCATCGGCTAAGTTTTCACCAGCCCATCTAGCCATAGCGTCATACTCAGCTTCACCACCCACAGAGTTGTGGATGCTTGCAGTCTGAGCGTCTACTAATGACTGTTGACCAGCGATGTATGCGTTGACCATTTCACGAGAGAGTCCAGCTTGTTCAAGACTTTCATAGGTCTTGTCAGATAGCTCTCCTTTATTAGAAAATTCTTCGGAGGCACTTGAGATAACATTGTCAGAAGGTTCAGAAGTTTCTTTAGGTTTAGCTTCTTTACTTTCCTTGGTGTCCTTTGGTTCTGATAGTTTCTTCTCAGCTTCGGAATAGGCTTTAGCCATGTCTTCTGGTGTGTCAAACTTCTCAGGCAACCACTCAGGGCGCTCACTTTCAATAGGGGTCTCTGTCTCTTCAACCTTTTCAGATTCAGATACGATAGATTGACCTCTAGCTTTGGCGGCTTCGTCTTGCATTTCCGCTTGTTTTTCTAGTGAGATATTTTCGTCCTCACTGTGTTCCTGTATAACTACTCTTTCCATTTTTACTCGCTTGCTTCTACTTGTTGATTCATATTCGCTCCGTCTTGAGCTTGGCTTAACTGGCTACTAATCGCATTTACGCCATTAGGTATGGCAGCTTGCATCATCGCTGCTTGTTGGGCTTCCTGTGCCTCTTGCTGCATCTGTTCAGGACTCTTGATTAACTCTTGAGTCTTGATACCCAGAGAGGTTGCTCTACGTTTGAAGTATTCACTTACATTAACGAACTGAGCGACAGCTTCAGCACCAACCACTTGAGCTGCTCCAGCTAGGAACAAGTCAAGTTTCTGTAAATCATTACCACGACCTAGTGCTTCAACACCTGTAATGATAACAGGGTTCACCACATTCTTAGGTAGTTCAGGTAACGATTTCTTTTTCTTCATTACTACCAACAGTCGGTTGACCATAGGCATCTGAAGTTCTGTACTAAGTAGAGAATAGAGACCACCAAGGGCAGACTCTAGTTCAATACTTAACATTCTTATTTCTTCGGCAGTCACACGTTCGGCTTGGCGAACAACTCCTGAAGTAAGTAAGAAGGCGTGTCCAAGTCTATCTTTGATTTCTCTGATAGTTTCTTGGGCAACGCGGAAGTCATTAAATTTATTAAGTTGTAGAACCGATACGTCCTGAGCATTACCTTGGGTGATAGCACCATTAGGTGACTCAGCTAGTGTCCTTGCTCTGGTTGTACCGTTAGGATTAACCATGAACAGAACCTTGGCGGCTGCTGCACTACCCTCAACGATTGCTTGGGTAAGGGTCTCAAGTGACTGTAGGTCTCCGAGATATTCTTCTACATAACCTCGACCATAGTCTTCACCATCAACGCGAGTAAAGCGAAGAGGGATGAATGGGTTCTTGTCGAGTTTGTATTTACCTTCAGAGGATGGGATACGAATACCGTTGATGTCTTGGTAGACAAACCAGTGGTCACTCTTACGGCACACTGCTGTGTAAAGATTGATAGCCTCGTCAGCACTTTCTCCTTGGACACCTACGAGTTCTTTCAACTCATCGGATAGTGACATATATGAAAGTGTTTCCTTGGTGCAGATGTATAGGGTATTACCCATAGCATCACGCTCAACACAATAGCGGTCTAGGTGGAACACACGCATACCACCATCATCAGGCATATATAGCAGCGCATTACCAGCAACGATAAGATGCTTAAGCGCTTCATGGATAGCAACGCGATAGGTCTCACGGCTAATCTCATCCATCACAGAATCTTCTACTTGTTGAAGTCCTGCTTCGATTTCAGACAGTACACTCGCATCAGCGCCTTCGGCTGCCAAAGCATACTTGTCTATGTTTAATCTAAAAAAGGGGGCGTTAGGGGGAAGGAGTGCAAGTAATAGTTTTGATGCTAGGTTGTTAGTTCCTCTTGCCCCAACGCCCTGAAAGGGTGTCTCTAGCCGTGAATGAGAACCGAAGCCCTCATCAGGCATTACATAAGGTAAAGTTAATTTAGATGCTTGTCTGGCTCTGTCTAGGTATTGGTAGCGCTTCCCTTCAAGGGAGGTGTATAAGCTTTCGGCAGATTTGTTACTCATAAATATATTAGTCCTCTTCGACTTCTAGGGGTGAATAGGCATCAACAGTAGCGGACTCTTCGGACTCGTCGAGGTCATACTCAGAAACATCTAAAGCCCACGTACCGTCAGCCGTAGGGACTGGCTTAGTCACCCAGCGTGTTGTTCCTCCAGTAGTCCAGTAGGGGAAGTTGCGGTCTTTACCTTCTTCATCGGCTCGCTCTAGGGCGGCTTCTTCGCTTGCGAATATAAGATACATTAGTAGATGTCGTATTGATTGTTAATATTAGCTTCGATGGCGGGACGGTTAGCTGACTGTTCGGTGTCGTATAAGATTATTTCTTGAATACTACCTGTAACATAATTAGCCGTAGTAAAAGATACTCTTCCTATGGTTGTATCTTGAGTAGTGGAAAGTCCTGCTGTAACGGATGTGTCTGTTCCTGCGCTTGCTCCATTTTTATAAGCAGTCAAAGTAGTTCCATTTAATTCAGAAGTCGCTAATATATATTGGTCACTACCACTCACGTTAATAGAACCATCTCCGTTATATCTGTGCCTAAATACACCGCCTTGCTGAAGAAAGAAGCCATCGCTACCTCCGTCTCTGGTATCAATTAAATTACCATTAGATATTTTAGAAACTGTTACTGCAAGAAAATCTCCAGAAGGTGAAAAGGAAAATCCAGTGGTAGTTAAAAATTGAGAAGAACCATCAAAGCTAATAGCAGAAACACCACTCAATACAACTAACGAACCAGAACTAACAATCTTAGGTTGGCTCCCAGAAGTTGGTTGCACAGCATCACGCCCGTTACCTGACTGGTCATACCATTTGGATACGAAGCCGTCATTACCTGCTCCAACCCAAGCTTCTAGCGTACCATTAGATACCTCCTTGGCTAAGAAAATCCTATCCGTATCGTCACTAGAACGGAATACTTCAACAACCTTGTTGTTACCTTGCTTGTCATTGAGGTCACGTAGGCTGTAAGCTGCTGCTGCTCCACCTACTACTTTACTTAGTAGAGGACGAGACTCACCCTTACGGTCTGAATCTATTACGGAAGCTGTGCGGTCTACTGTGATTGTCTCTGTGCCTGCGACACCAGTAATCTTTACAGCATGTGAGCTAGGAAGAGTAGCCTTCCAAGGTCTGTCAGATGCTCCTGTGCTTCCCCAACTCGTAGCGGAGTTTCCTTGGGTGGGGTCTCCGTCATTACTATCGTTCACAAACCAATCTTGGGAGTCGGTTTCAGAGTTATAACTACTAGTAATAAGTTGTCCGTTACCGCCTTGTTGAGACCAAGTAGAATCTGCGCTTGCTGACCCAGTATATATTCCGTCAAGGTCAGCGTGTCCCGCAACGGTTACTTGGATTGAGGTAGTAGCGTCTGTAAGAGGTAACTCATCTACCGTCACCGTCATAGTTCTTACACCTGCAAACCTATCACGATTAAATGTGAAAGGTTGACCGTTTACCGTTAGGGTTCTATCTGCCATTTATATTAGTAAGAGATATTTGCACCTGTGCCACTTGAGCCAGTATTGACTGTAGAGCGACGAATAGTAAGAGCCGAAGTACCTCTCTTTCTTGAAGAACCACTGCGACGCTTAAGAGCTTTGTTCTCCACCGTCTTCGCTGTCTTAGTAGGAGGGGGAGGAGGTGCGGGTGGTGGCACTGGGTCTGGGATTTTAGGTGATGACATGCACATGGTATTATTCTTTCGTTAGGATATTTTCGTTTTGAATCTCGAATTGATGGGTAAGAAAGTTAATGACCGAGCGTTGTCCATTATGAAAGTCCATATCTCTTAATGACTTACTCGTATCAAAATCTTTTTGGGGAAAGTTTTCGACCAAAGCTTTGAGTAGTTGTGGATGTATTGGGGGAAATGAGTCAGCCATAATTACCTTTCTTCTTGGTTCGATACTTCATATTCCCTCTTCCTTATGTCATCTAACGACTTAGGTAACTTACCATTCTTAATCCATTCTTCAGTTTGAAGCATACACATGACGTTCCATATGATAGCGCCCCCGTGGTCTTCATCTTGTTCATCTTCCATCCATTGCCAAAGGTGACGATATAAGCTGTCAACGTATCGGCTGAGAGGAATACCCTTTTGCCAGTTGTTACGACCATAGTGAACCGCTCCATCTTCAAAGCGTTTAGCTGCGGCTCGTAGGGCAAAGGGCGGTATGAGACTTGGGATTCCATTGCCTGTCTTAGAGTCCCTTACAGCCCCAGTCTCATATTCAGCTTTAACACCAGAGTTTGGTAATGTTACTTTCTTGGTTTCCATAGTTTTATCTCTTTAGTTTCTAAGTTGTAATGTTGTTTCTGCAGGATGTAGGCTAGGCGTGCTGTGAGTAGGGCATCATCTTCTGTGAGGTCATGCTTCTTATACTCATCAACAACGGTCTTCCACGTAGCACCATTCTTATCTAGTATCTTTTCTGCGGTCTTAATGCCAACACCCTTGAGACCTTTGTATCCATCAATAGCGTCACCTGTAAGTGTTTGAATGAGGTGAAAGCGTTTAGCTTGCTTTAACTTTGTAGTAGTAATCTCGTCCTTCAGGTGGTTATACCAAGTGATGGGCAGTGTGCCGAAGTCCTTGTCACCACTAACCGCTATGGTATCCTTGGGGTTCCTAGTGCAGAGAACACCGATGAGGTCGTCAGCTTCTAAGTTATCTACAATCAACCCGTTATGGTAGTCATACATATACTCAGTTAATGCCTTGATACACAACGGCTTACGTTTAGCTGAACGGTTAGCCTTGTAGTCTGGGTAGAGGTCATGACGGAAGTTGGTCTTACTACTAATGCACGTAATGTAATCAGTAGCTTTCAACCTCTTCATAATAGTCTCAACGAGTTCATCTACCTTTGCAGTGGCTTCTGCTTCCGATGAATGGAGTGTCCAGATATTGTCATCCCATTTAGTTTCCACCTCTGATGAAAACGCTGCACGATATATAATCATATCGCCATCTATCATTATTGTTTTACCGCTCATATTTCTTTTTTGAATGTTTCTAGTTTGGTTATAAGTTTGACTAAGTGAATACGCTGTAGCTCTAGACTACTGAGAGTTTGTTTAAGCTCATCAATCTTAACTTCTAAACCCAGCACAATAGATTCTTTTACTAAGTGTTCAGCCATTAGTGTGTATCCTTCCAGTTGTTTCCTACTTTATATTCACCATCAAGAGGACACTTGAAGTTCAAGTCATC